AGGATCTGATCACGAGCATCATCGGGATGTTGGTCGGCTCGATCTCCATGGCGATCTCGATCTTCGTCGGTCGCGATCCCGATGATATCGCCTCTCTCAAAGCAGAGATCGCGGAGCTTAACGACGACCGGACCACACTGATCGCCAGGCTTAGAGATGCACAGATCGACAAGGATATCTTGAGGCGCCAGCATGAAGGGCTTCAGGCGCTAGTGATCTCTCGTCTCTCTGTATTCGCGAATGATAAGACAATCGGGGAGCTCGCGGTTCTTGCTCAAGAGCGATCAATGCCCGACGAGGTCGAGCGCTGGATACCAAGCGAACGAGCTCCGCAGATACCCTCGACCATGACGCCGCTTCCTAAGAGGTCGCCGCTAGACGATATCCTTGGAGGAGAGGACAAGAGCTAGAATCCTCCAGCGCCTTCCCAAGGCTTCCGCTTCTTCTTCGGTGGAGAGTAGGAGCGGCGCGACGGCTTCTCTTTCTTCTCAAGAGCCTCGTCGTCGTTCCACCTCCACATGATGCAGTCATAGCGGAGAGCGTCGAGCGGGTCTTCTCTACCGTCCTTGACCGGCTTCTCTTGGCGCTTGTCCCAACGGTAAGACTCAAGCGCCTTCCTCAAGCTATTGCCGGTCGCCTTGCGTCCAGCTTCCCAGACCTCGCGAGTGACTCGATAGTTCCGTCGCCAGATCGAGCGCTTGAGGCGCTGCACTCCGTTGATAATGTCGACGCGGACGGGCGAGGTCGTATGACGGAGACGAAGACCGATCCCGCGTGGCGGAGCTCCGGAGAGGACGCGGAACGAGGAGAGGGCGGTCTGATCGTTTCGCGCGGCGCCCGCTTTGTCGCCGCATCCCGCGTCGAGCCAGATACGCGGACCAGGCGCGCTCGTCTTGTGCTTCCTTGGCCAAGCGATATCGAGGATCAACCGCGCGAGCTCTTCTAGCGTCACCTCATGAGGGTTGATCTCTCCGCAGATGATATCGGCGCCGAGATCTGGATCATGCGCGATGATGAGGACCGAGGGTTTCCTGAATCCCCAGTCGATCGCGATTCTCCCCTCCATCGTCGGCCTGTACTTCCAACCGTCGACGATATTCTCCTCGCTCCACTCTGGGTAAACGGTTCCCGTCGGCGGGCGCGGTTCGTTCATGATCATGGCGGCGCGCTCTTCAGGGGGGAGCGCTTCGGTCGCCTTGAACCAAGCGGCGCTAAGATTGCGCTTGTTCGCATAGCTTGTGTGGTAGATCGGCTGACAACCGTTATCTTCCGCGAGCCGGACCCACCATGCATCGGCGACTGGTAAGCCGACCATCACCAGAATCGGCGACGGTCCAGATCGAAGACGACCGAGCGCCTTCTGGGCGACCTCTTCGTTCATGGTCTGGGCCTCATCGATGAAGGCAGCGCCGCTGACGTTGATCCCCTCCAGCGGGTTGTGACTGCTATCGCGCGTGCCTGGTCTGAAGTACGCGCGGCACCAGACCGAAGAGCCCGTCGAGGGATCGGTCCAAGTGCCCTTCAGCTGATTCCACTGCCAGCCAAGCGGGCCAAGCCACTTCTCTATCTCTGGAGCTAGGACCGTCCGATATCTCGGAGCGGTGTCAGTGATGAGCAGAGACGACGAGCCTGGGCGGAGCTTACTCATCATGAGTAGACCGAAGACCAGCGCGCTGGTCTTACCTGATCCCCAACCAGCGCGAACCGCGATGAAGGTCTCTTCATCGACGAGAGCGCGGACCAAATCCTTCTGTAATGGGTTGAGCTTCATAGGATCATTGTCTCTCATACTGAACGAAATTATGGTACTGAACACTTGGGAGGTTCTATGTCGTACAAGACAGGCTATCAAAGAAGGCGCGATCTGCCCTATCAGGGCGCTCCAGCGCTTCCCCCTCTCGGCGCGCGAGGGATCACCGGAACCTACCTCTCCGGCGGACAAATCACCGGCAAAGAGCAGAACCTTCGCCTCACTGGTCTGCAGTGGGTACGCGAAGCGGAGGAGATGCTCTCGACTGATCCAGTTGTGCAGGCTTCTTGGAGAGTCTTGAAGCAAACGCTCCTCGAGGCGTCTTGGCGATGGGTACCAGGCGACGAGGACGACGCGCAGTCAAAAGAGTTCGCGCGATATGCGAACGAGTGTTGGGGGCTCGACGGCTATCCAGGCATGATGAGCCTCTCTTGGGAAGAGCAGCTGCAATATCTCTGGGAGTTCGCCCCGATCGGCTACCGCTACGCGGAAGAGCTCTACAAGATCGCCGACGACGAGAACGGGACGCCGCGCGTCTGGCTCGACCTCTACGCCGACCGCGAACCAAGCGCCCACCTTCGTTGGGAGTCGCTCGACGGTCAGACCCTCGAAGCGGTCTGTCAGCAGCTCCGCGGGAACACTCTCCCACCGGAGCCGATCCCAGCCTCTAAGCTGCTCCTCCTCACCTTGAATCGAACCGGCTCAAACTTCGAGGGGCGCGGCCTTCTTCGTCCTGCGTGGTGGTGGTGGCGATTCAAGCAAAGAACCGCGAACCTTCTCGGCGTCGGTATGGAGCGCTGGGCTGTCGCGACTCCTCGCGTCGCTGTCGATCGGTCGGCGGCTGAAGCGGCTGGACTGACTGACACCGATATCGACGAGATGATCGACCGCGCGGCGGCGCAAGCTCAAGCGTATATCGCTCAAGAGCAGAGCTTTCTCGTCGATAATCCGGTCGTCTCCTTCCAGACCTTCGGCGAGCAAAAGCTCGACAGCTCTCACGCGCTCGCCACCATCAAAGAGTGCGACCACCAACTGTCGATGGCCTTCCTCGCGAGCTTCATGAATCTCGGAACCACTGACACGGGATCGCGATCAGTCGGCGAGGTTCACCTCTCCGTGTTCCGTCGCTCCGCGCTCAATCTCTGCGACATGATCTCTTCTTCCGTCGGCGGGATGGATCGGAGAGGCGGCGGAACAATCGGGCGCCTCCTCAAGTGGAATTATGGAGAGTGCTCACCCTCCCAGCTTCCTCGACTCGTTCACTCTGGTCTTGATGCTGATGAGCTCGCGGAGAGCCTCGCCGCTCTCGCTCCGCTGGTCCAGTTCGGCTTGCTCACTCCAGAAGACGATCTGGAGCGCGCGATCAGAGAGCGGATCGGCGCGGGTGAGCTCCCAGAAGAAGCGGCGCGCTCTTACTTCGACCGCGTCAGCGCTGGTCTCGGTGGAGGAGCGACCGCTCTTTCGGAGAGGTATCGCGCGATGAGGAGGGGGATGAAATGAGCTTCAAGCGGAAAGCCAAGCGTCTCGCGGAGCGTCGTCGCAAAGATGATCCGAAGACTCCCGCTCCGAAGAAGGACCAGCGGACCGGATCGAAGAAGAATCCGAAGGGCTCCGCATCAGGGACGCGCGGATCCATCGAGGTCTCGGATCGAACCGAGAAGGCACTGGAGAATCTCCGAGACGAGCACAACGAGAAGCATGAAGCGGCTGGTCGTCGTGTTGATCTTGGTATGCTCAAGGCTGTTTATCGGCGCGGAGCTGGAGCCTTCTCGACCTCTCACCGTCCGTCGGTCACCTCTCGCGATCAGTGGGCGCTCGCGCGCGTCAAAGCGTTCTTGAAACTGGTCGGGACTGGACAGCGGAAAGAGGCTTATGACACCGACCTCGACCTTCTCCCAAAAGATCACCCTCAACACAGGGCGAAAGAGGCGAGCGAGAAGCTCGCGGAGCTTCCGCAGAAATACGCTCATATCAACTTCAAGCCTCCAAAGGGTGCTCAAGAAGCAGCGGCGCGCGCCTTGGAGGTACGCGCGGAGAAACCGGAGTCACAGCGAGGGATGACAGCGGTCGGGATCGCGCGAGCTCGCGATCTCCAGAACGGCGTCGAGCTCTCTCCAGAGACCGTCAAGAGGATGCTCGCCTACTTCACTCGTCACGAAGTCGACAAGAAGGGCGCGACTTGGGACGAGCAAGGCAAGGGCTGGCAAGCCTGGAACGGTTGGGGCGGAGACGCGGGCTTTGCTTGGGCGAGAAAGGTAGTCAACCAGATGAACGCAGCGGATGAGCAGAAGATGACAGAGAGAGCCTTCACCTTCTCCGAAGCGGAGGAGATCGACCTCGACGGTCTCACCGTCGTCGTCGAAGATGGTCAGCAGCTTGGGCGCCCATTCGTCACGCTCCGCGCTGGCACCGTCGCCTCTCGGATGAGCGGTGAGACGATCGCCGAAGTTACGCCTTCAATGCTCGCGGAGATCGTTCGCGTCTACCAGGCGCGCAAGGAGAGCGATCCAGTGATCATCGACTGGAATCACCAGAGCTCTCCCTCATACGGCGCGAACACTCCTGAAACCGGAGGGGCGCTCGGCGAGATCGTCGACCTTCGCCTCTCCGAGGATGGTCAGTGTCTGATCGCCGTTCCCGCGTACAACGAGCGCGGACTCAAAACAGTCGCTGAAGCTCAAGGCTCACTCTGGTCGTCTCCAGAGTTCGTCATGGGCGAAGTCTACGCGAGAGAAAGCGGAGCTCCGACCGGAGGCGCCCAACTTCTCGCCGTCACCCTTACCCCCCGACCGCAGCAAACAGCGAGCGCGGTCGACCGTGTTTTACTCACAGAGGAGGCAAACCTCATGGAGACCCGTGAGAACCTACTGAAGATGGAGCATGAGGATCTTGTCGATCTCTTGCTTCAGAAGATGGCGATGGTCGCCGAGATGGAGAGTCGCGTGACCGAGGAAGAGCCTAAAGAGCTCGCCGAGGAAGAGGACAAGAAGGATCTCGCCGAGGACGAGGACAAGAAAGATCTCGCCGAGGATGAGGACAAAGAGAAGATGATGGAGAAGAAGAGCTACTCGATGAACGAGAGCTCCGCTCTCCTCCTCGCCGAGGTCTCCACTCTTCGCGAGCAGCTCACCGCTCTCCGTGAGGAGAACCAGAGCGTCAAGCGCAAGGGCGCCGTTGATGAGCTCGTCCGCTCCGGTCGGATCTCTCCCGCCGAGGTCGCACTCGCCGAGAAAGCATGGAACCAGGCGCAGAGCGGCGACGACGCTTTCTGGGCGATGTTCTGCGAGCGCAAGGCAGGTTCCGTCGTCTCTCTCCGCGAGGTCGGCCATGGCGCCAGCGGTGAGCAGATCAACCGCGAAACCCTCGCAGAGCGCGCGAAGACTCTCGCCGCAGAGAAGAGCGTCAGCTTCAGCGAAGCTCTCAACATGATTCGTACCACTGACCGCGAGTTCTTCCTCGCTGCTATGGAGGGCTAAATGAGCCGTCTCGGAAATTCAGATATCATCACTCTGATCGCCGCTGAAGCGATCACCGCTCTTCAGGCTGTCGTCATCAATGGCGACGGCAAAGCTGCACTCGCTGACGGAACCACTGGAGAGCAGGCCGACGGGATTGCACAGCGCAGCGCCTCCACTGGCGACGCTGTCGAGGTCGTGATCTTCGGTCGCACCAAGGCTATCGCAGGCGACGCGATCCAGGCAGGGACCGACTCTCTCCTCATGGTCGAGACTGGAACCGCTCGCCTTATCCCTTGGGCGAATGGTGCAGGCACCGAGTACGCGGTCGCACGCGTTATCTACAACCAGAACGTCACAGCTTATGCCGACGGTGATGAGATCGAAGTGATCTTCACCGGCGCCAGCCAGTTCGCTTAAGGAGGCCCTTTAAATGGCACGCCCTAGCTATAGCAATCTCCATCCAGTCGATCAGATCCTCACGAACATCGTCGCCGAGGCGATCCCAAGCGATAGCCAGCTCATCGCTGGTCGCGTGATGGAGCAGGTCGACGTCCCAGAGCGAAGCGGAACCCTCCTCGTCGAGGAGACCCGCTCTTTCATGGGTGCTCCAGAGGCTGACTCTCGCCGCGCGCCAGGCGCAAGCCGACAGAGCCTCTCCAGCTTCAACCGAAGCAGCCTCACCTTCAAGGCGGAGATCCACTCCTTCGAGGACTCCATCGCGATGGAGGATATCGAAGACTCGCAGTATCCAGGCTCCGAGGAAGAGCGGAGCGCTCGCAAGGTCCGCCGCGCTCTTCTCCTCGCTCAAGAGAAGCGCTGCGCAGATCTCCTCTTCTCGACCACCGAGTTCACGAACAACACGACCCCCGGAACCAAGTTCGACGCAGCTGGAGCGGAGCCTCTTTCGTTCCTCCATGATCAGCTCGACGTCCTTCGCGCGGCGAATCATGGGATCGTCGCTGACACGATGGTTCTTGGGTATGACGTGTTCCGCGCTCTCGCTCGGAACCCAGAGATCCGCTCCTTCGTTGGCGATGCTTCCAGCGGGATCGCAAGCGGGAACCGCATCCTCGCCAATGACGCTGTGATCGAGGTTCTTCGCTCGGTCCTCAATATCCCGAACGTCTTCGTTGGTAGCGCTCGACGCGAGACCGCGATTCCAGGCGCGACCTCAAGCGAGGCGAATATCTGGAACGGTGAGACGATCGGTCTCTACATCATGCGCGGCTCCGACGCTGTCGCACAGAAGAGCGGCGGCGTTAAGGCGATGCCAGTCGCGGCGCTCAACATGATGTACAAGGGCCTTCAGGCTGGGCAGTACGACTCCCTCGACCTCGTCCGTCGTCATGTTTGGGGCGAGCATGTCCAGGTCTTCAAGAAGGTTGACGCCGCGCGCGGTCGTCTCCTGACCGACTGCCTCACCTAAGAGGTCTTGATGCGCTGTCTTCACTGTTCTTCACACATTCACCTTGCAGAGGACGCGGACGCGAAGGCGATCGACGACCTGACCCGCCAGATCAAGCGGGCGACGGACGCTCGACTGCTTCAGGTGCTCCGCGCGTCGAAGGCTCAATTGCAGCTTGAGGCGAAGCTCGATAGGGATCTCCGTCGAGCGCTCCGAAGAAGCAAGGCTGAAATCGTGAACGCAGTGAAGGCAGCAGCGCAGCGCGGAGGACTCGACGAGCTCCGCCGGATGCGCCGTGGTGAGATGAACGCTTGGATCCTAGACAATGGCCTAGCCTCATCCATCATGCAGATCACTGACGCGGAGAGAGAGACCCTCGCAAATGTCGAGGAACTCCTCTTGGCGTCTGAAGAAGGCTTCTCGGCCTCCGAAATCGGAGGCGTCGGACAAGCCCTAGCAGATCAGACAATCTCGGGGATCTACGATGACGTCATTTTGCCCGATGTTCAGCGATCGGTCAGAGATGCACTCTCAAGCGCCGCTTTTACTATGGAACCCTCTGATATTATCAGCGGGCTCGATGCTGCTCTCCGATCAGCGGAGGGTCGTCAGATCACAGAGGCGAGAACAAGGATCACCAGTTACGGACGCGAGCTCACCGCGATCGCAGCTGAAGAAGCTGGACTGAACCACTATCTCTATACCGGCCCGCTAGACGGGATCACTCGCTCATTTTGTCGAGTG